CGTTAGAGGGGGATGAGGAGCGGAAAATTTGCCAACAGTTGACTGCGGGAGAGCGAGAGGCCAGTCCGGTGGGAGGCGTCACAGAGGTAGTAGCGGCTTTGGGTGCGCGGTCTGGCAAAAGTTTTTCGATAGCGAGTGTAAAGGCCATCCATGAGGCGGTATGCAAGGGGCATATATGGAGGGAATATCTGCGACCTGGTGAGTATGGTTATGCGATGATAGTGGCAACGCGGCAGAAGCAGGCGGATGACATCATTGTAGCGAATTGTGGCCAGTTATTGCGGAACTCGAAGATATTGAGTCGATTTTTGGATGGTGAGCCGACGAAGAGTGAGATAACCTTGACGAACGGGTTAAAGATAGCATCGTTACCCTGTAATAGTAGGGCGGGTCGAGGGCTTCCGATATTTTACTTGGCGTTTGATGAGATAGCGCATTTTTTCACAGAGGGTGCCAGGGCTGATGTGGACATATACCGGTCGCTGAGTCCGAGGATGGTGCAGTTTCCGGGGGCTAAGATCATTTATATTAGCACTCCGGCTGCGGAGCAGGGGATATTTTGGGATAGGTTTAACGAGGGGTATTTAGTTCCTGGCAGGGCCACGTTTAGGGCGCCGACGTGGGTAATAAACCCCTTGGTGGACGAGGAATTTTTAGAGCGAGAGAGACGAAATGACCCAGAGAACTTTGCCAGGGAGTTTGCCGCGGAGTTTGCGAAGCAGATTTCGGCGTATTTTTCTGCGGATAAGTTGGCCGATTGTTTCACGCTGGCTGGGGACACGCCTGTACAGGTTGGCCAGCAGTACATTATGGGAATGGATCAGTCGGGGGCGGTTGGGAAAGACAGGTTCGGCATAGCCGTGGCGCACCAGGAGGTAGACGGGCGGGTTTATGTTGATGCTGCGCGGGCGATAGATACGACCGAGATGGCTGAGGCGTTGGGCGAGGTAGGGCGGTTGGCGGAGGAATACGGGATAAAATTGGCGGTTATAGACTCGTATTCAGCCGGCTGGGTACGACCGAGGTTGGCTGAAATGGGGTTACAGGTAGAGGCGCGGCCGGGATTACCCGTGGTATTCAAATCGCTCAAGACATTGATGGTTGGCGGGCAGTTGCACCTCCCCGAGGACGGGGAGTTAAAGAAGGGTTTGGAGAATACGAAGGCGTCTTACGGGAAGAATAATACGATGAGCATCTACCATGACAGGACGGCGACTGGCGCGCATGCTGACAAGGCTGATGCTGTGGCGACCGCCGTATGGCGGGCGTCCTCGAAAGAGCGGTCGGTGTATCCGTTTTTTCAGACGGGCACGTTGGCTGGGATCGGGCCGTACTGATATGATGGATATAAGCGTGCGTAAAGAGGGTGCTTATTGGGTGGCGGAGTGTCGGGCAGAGATAGAGCATGTTGCTCAGGGCGAGACGCGTAGGGAGGCCGTGCGTGATTGCATTGATGGGCTATACGAAGATATGCAGTTTGAGTTAAATCGGGATCGGTTGCGTGCGAAGTTTGATGGCCCAGGGGAATCTGCATGAAAAAGCCGGAGTTTTTGGACATACGTGTATGTTTTGATATTGGCGGGTTTCAGGTTGAGAGCATGGCCCAGCGCGATATTGCTGCTCTTCACTTTGGGGTAGTAGAATGGTTGCTAAATGTTGGTTGTGTGGATGTTAAGGCGGGGGACGAATGGTATATGGCTGATTGCGGGGTGCCCTGGAGGGATAGGGTTAAGCGGCGGTGTTTTGATGCCCGATTACCGGTTGAAGAGTGTGCGGAAATACGCACAAATTCTATTGACATTAGCAAAGCGGATGCAATAAATTAAATATTATGAATTTTGAAACTACTTATAGTAAGTATAATGATCAGCTAAGGCTCCATATTGGCAAGTATTTTAGAAAAGTCGAAGATTTAGAGGATGTGCTTCAGGAAACTTGGCTGGAGGTTTTCAGGGATTGGCCGGTTGGCAGGGATGGTGATCCGTCGATAGATTGGCTTTTGTTGGTTGCGTCCAATAATGTCAAGGATGCGTTTCGGGGCGGCGCCAGGGGTAGCCGAAGGTGTTGGATGGGGGCGTTTCCGGCGGATGTGGCGACCGAGCGAGGAATTTGTACGAGTTCCCCTGCTGATGCCCGCAGGGTGGCACAGATTAACGAGGCATTGGCCGCGGTTGAGCCGGAATTAAGGGAATTGGCCACTAAGTTGATCGACGGCTGCACCGAGCGGGATATAGCGGTTGACATGGGCATATCTCAGCAGGCGGTACACAGAAAAGTCGGTAAACTCCGGGTGCAGATAAAGGAATTTTTATAATGCCGATCTATGTATGTCAGCGGGATGGTAAGCCTGGGTTCAAGTGGGGCGAGCGGGGTTATTGTTACGTATACAAGCGGGGAGACAACCGGTCTCAGTCGCGGGCGCGGAATAAGGCTGCCGCTCAGGGTCGGGCTGTAAAGGTGTCGCAGGAAAAACGAAAGTGAGGATAAACGTATATGCCAGCAAGAGATGGAACGGGGCCGAGGGGTCACGGGGCAAAGACAGGTAGGGGTATGGGACAGTGCTTGCCTGACAGTAGTAAGCCCGCTTCTTCGGGCAAGCGTTTGGGTGCTGGTGGCGTTCGATATGAGCTTGGTGGTGATCCGCGGCGCGGCCTTGGTGTAGGTAGAGGACTGGGCAGAGGAAGACGGGGTCTTGGCAGAGGACGATAGAAAATTGATTGATGATAGTATTGGAACTGCAAGTTTTCCTAGGTGTCCGTTTTGCGGATTTGAGTGCTTTCCTTATGGCCATGTTTATCACAGTGGGTTCTCATGGATAAAAGGCTATACGTGCGGGTGTCGTAGTACGGTAACGGGGGAATCTTCTGGTGCGGCGGTGGTGATATTAAGGGAACGCAGGGGCGTGGTGCATGATGGCGGAAAGTCCTGATAACGGGAATGTCTCGCTTGAGACGTTGACGGGCAAGCATGTGCAGGCGTTTATGTTTGATCGGGCGAAGTATTCCTTGGTTCGTGCCAGAAAGTGGCTGAAGGAAAACGGGTATAAGGCAAGAGATTATGGGTCAACCATTGACGGACGATATGTTTTTCTCCAGAGGTTGCCCGATCGCAAAAAGTATAAGTACACGAACAGAACGATACGGGACGGGATAATCAGAGTAACCGGACAGGTTAAGGGATAGGCCTGGAGAGTAGCTCAACTGGCAGAGCACGGCCTTTGGGCCGGCGATACGGGTTCGAGTCTCGTCCTCCAGGCTTTGCTGCAAAGGTTTTGCCCCATCGTTCAATGGCAAGGACACCGGTTTTTGATGCCGGTAATATGGGTTCAAGTCCCGTTGGGGCTTCCAGTAAAAGTAACGGGACGGGATAATCAGAGTAACCGGACAGGTTAAATAAACATGGATTTGACATTCGAGCATGCCGATTTTGTCGCCACGACAGCCGCGAGAGATAAGGCGAGGGATTTATACGACGGCAATGATGCGGTAAAGGCCAAGGACAAGGCAGTGTCGGCAACGTCGAGCACAACGGTAATTACGGGTAGCCGAAAATACTTATATCAGGGTAATAATGAGGTTGATGCGGATTATCAACGGCGGTTAAAGCGCGCTGCGCTTGACCCTTATGTTGAGAAGATCATCACGGCTAGACAAGCCCTTATGTTCGGCAAGGCTCACAAGCGGGTATTGCCGCCCAAGTTGGAAAGTTTTTTTGATAATTGTGACAGGGAGCATACGCCTGCCTCGGTATTTTTTCGAGAAGCCGCTCAGGACGCACAGATTGACGGTATCCACTGGGTGTTGATCGATATGCCGATCTTGCCAGAGAACGGGCTTGATTCGGCTAAGGCTGAAGCGGACGCCGGACACAGGCCGTTCTTTCAACATGTGCCTGGGGCTAACGTGATTGATTGGGACGTTGATTCTGATGGTCAACTGTCATGGGCGAAAATATACCAAGCGGTTGATGTTGTCCGTAGTGTTGAGAAAGAGGGATGGCTTTCAGAGCCAAGCACTGTAGACCAATGGAAAGTTTGGACGCGGGACAAGTGGGTACTTTATGAAGAAGGCGACAGTGGAAAGCCCGAGGTGATAGGTGAGGGCGACAATGTCCTGGGCGTTGTGCCGATTGTACCGTTCTTTGGTGTGAAGAACACGTCGTTTTCGGGCTGGCCGGTATGTCGTTCTATCGTGGATCACGTTATCCAGATGTATAATAGGGACTCTGATCTTGATTGGGGCGAGTATCTTTTGGCCCATCCGATTCCCTACACTATAGGGCCTGAACCGCCCATTTTTGCTGACGGCACCATGAATGTCAGCAAGGGGTTTCATCTGCGGAGTGTTATTGGCGGTGGTGTAGTTGCTGCGGGGTATATGGAAACGTCGGGTGCTGGGTTTAGCTCGAACAGAGATTCCATTAAAGACCTTCGGTTTCGGATACTGAACATTGCTTTGTCGCAGTCCCAGCGTGATTCGGCGCAAGTGCGTTCGGAGCAGGGACAAAGGGAAGATCGCAAGTTCTTTTCGGCGTCGGTTCATACGGCGTCGGAATTATACGAGAGTGCCGAACGGCGATGTTGGGAAATTATGGCACAGTGGGTAGGCGAGTCTCCCGATTCTGTTAAGGTTGAGTATAGTACTGATTATGATGACAAGCAGATTGAGGCGATGATGGTTTCCGCTCTTGGCGCGCTTGTGTCTGGGGGGATGTTGACGGAAGAGACTATGTTGAAGACATTGAGTAAGGGCGAGTTATTGCCCGAGGATGTTGATGTAACGCAAGAGGTAAAAAATCTTTCTGACGGCCAGATAAAGCCGGACTTAAAAGAAAAGCCCACCGAGGCTGATAAAAATATCGGGGTAGTTGACGCGAACTTATAATCGCGGGAAAGAGATAGTTCCATGTCGGATTACACGATTAACGATGACGGGCATCTTCTGGATGTCGAGGGCAACGAGGTGATAATAGCCGAGTCGCCGGTAGTGGTTGGCAATGCAAGGACGCAAGACCAGATGAACGTTACGATTCAAGAGCGTCTCGCACGACAGAATAAGCAGATTGAGACGTTAAAACAACAGGCTGAAAAGACGCCCGAGCTGCATAAGGTTATCGAAGAGATGCAGGATGAGCGGTTACAGCTCGAGAAGAAAATTGAGCAGGCTAACACTTTAGCCGCGGAAAAAGTTGCTAACCAGATTAAGACAGCGACCGAGAAGGCGAGTCAGGCAGAGGGTTTGCTTCAGTCTGAACGTGACGCTAGGGTGCGAGATCAGGCAACGAATCTCATATTGAGTAATGTTGGGGATCGGTTTATCAATCCGGCATTGGATGTAATCCCGAGGATGTTGGCCAATCACAAGAGAGAGCCTGTAATGGATGAAAAGACGGGAAAGCCCGTTGAGGGAAGTTTCCGTGATCTTTTCAATGTAGAGGTTGTTTCCAGAGATGGAAAAACATCCGAGTCGCAACTGTTGGAAGTGGATGACGCACTGAATGCGATTGCGGCTAACCCGAAATATCAGCATCATGTGAAGGGTACGGACAAGGGTGGTTCCGGCGGCGGAGCTTACAAGCGAGGTCGTCCGCATATAACGAAACTGTCTCAGCTCAAAACGGCTGCTGATAAGTCAGCGTTTGTTACAGAGCATGGGCTGGAAGAGTTTAAGAAATTAGATCAACGCAATTAGTCCTGGAGGGGAGAAAGATACAGGTAAATTGAAATGGCAGTTGGTGTATTAACCGACCTGGTTGTCTATCAAGACGAATTACAGGCTGGTATGTTTGAGAGTATCGTGCAGAATATTGATGCCTTCAATGCTGCGTCACTGAATAGTATTAGGTTGGTGCGGCAAGATTTAAGAGGAGAGTACAATAAGGAATCATTTTTTCAGCCGATTACGGGTTTGGTTTCTCGGCGCGACTTGACTTCTGTGGCTGCGGAAACCGATCTCCCCATGACTCAGGATGAGATTGTTGGCGTGAAGATCAGTCGCAAGATTGGCCCCGCAACGCACGCTATTGGCGCCTTGCAACATGTATCGAGCGATCAGAGAGAAATGTCCTACGTGCTTGGGCAGATGATCGGCAAGGAAAAAGCCAAGGATATTCTTAATACGTCTATTAAGGGTGTTGAGGCCGCAATAGAGGGTCAGACTGCTCTTGTGTACGATGCGACGGGGGAGTCTACCACTACCCTGACGCATTTGCATCTTATTAACGGGTTGAAGAAATTTGGTGATCAGGCGCAGCGTATTGTTTGTTGGGTTATGCACTCCAAACCTTATTATGATCTGATGGCGCAGTCGGTTTCGGACAAGATTACGAATGTCGCCGACCTTGTAATTCATGGTGCAGAGATTGGTTCCCTCAATCGTCCGATTGTTGTTACCGATTCCCCTGCTCTTATGGATGATGATTCTGCTGGCGGAAATTACAGCGTGCTCGGCCTTGTTGCCGACGGCGTTGTCGCCACTGAATCCGAGGATGAAACCTTTATTGCCGAGGTGGTTTCCGGTTTGGCTCAGTTGTCCTTCAGAATTCAAGGCGAGTATGCTTTTAACCTGAATTGTAAGGGGTTCAAGTGGGATACGAGTGGCGGTGGGGCAAACCCGACCGATGCTTCTATCGCGACGACCTCGAATTGGGATAAGGCTGCAACTGAGGATAAAGACCTGGCGGGCATTCGCATTCTCGTATCGTAATTTAGCATAGTTTAGGCGGGGCATAATGGCTAATAAACGAGTAGGCGTGTATGGCGAGCACAATGATCCTGTAGTACAGGCTGTGATGACGGGTTTGGCAAAATTTAATTTGCAGCCTGTGCTACGGCGCGCCAAGCATTTTGACGCAAGGCAGTTGGAGCCATTCGATATTGTGGTGGTTCGTTCAAGCTTGAAAAAGATAAAAGATGAGATGATTCGCGCCTATGAATGTCCTGTTTTCGTGATAGAGGATGAGGATCAAGATGTGTACAAAATTGAGTCCATCCCGTTTTCATCGGATTTGGCGAACATGGCAACGGGAAACAGCCTAATCATGCCTTTAAAACAATGCGGGGTAATATGATATGTCATTATGGCTAACAGAAACTTACGCCGACACGTATTTTGATACGCGGTTAGGGGCGGGTGATAATTGGGCGTCGGGGACTGATAAGACATCTGCGCTCACGACGGCTCAGGCTGACATAGAGAATTGTAATGTTTGGGAGTTTGACGATCCTGCTTCTGGGGAGGATTACGATGACGCTCAAAAGCAGGCTGTATGTGAGCAGGCGTTGTTTTTATTGCAGCAGGATGACGCCTTGGACAAGAGGATGGGCTTGCAAGCGCAAGGCGTTATGGATGCTGGTGTGATAAACGAGAGGTATCGTCTTACGGGGAGCGCGGCGATTGCCCCCAGGGCGGTTTCTTTGCTACGCGGGTATGCCGTGATGGGAACGACTTCACAGTTTGGGTTGGATCGGTAAGGCAGACTATGCTTCGTGCGGAAATATTCATCGCGCGAAGAGCAGTGGCGGGGGTAGTTTTCCCCTCCGGGCTACTCCTGCCCTGCGTTATATTAGGAGGGATTTGTGATAAATGTAGTGAATGCCAAGAAGGTTGATGACGCCCAAAAGTACAAGATTTACTTAGCTCCACAAAAGGGGCTGACTATCCGGCGTCAGCTAGCCGAAAAGGAAAATGAAGAGTCTATTGAGCGGTTTAATAACGGTACATTTATTGATATTTTGCCGGACAACTCATGGAAGGGACGCCGTTGTTTCGTTATCGGCGGCGGAGAGAGCCTAAAGGGGTTTGGTTGGGATTTACTACAAGGTGAGCTGACTATTGGTATAAACCGTGTTTATGAGTTTATGAGTCCGACCATATTATTCTCAATGGACACGCGATTTATGGCCAATATCTTGCAGCCTACTTTTTATGGTGCGCGTGCCAAGCGGTTATTTGATGAATATGACGGGTTTAAGGTTTGGAACCTCCAGAAGCCAAAGAATTGGGATGGTGTGCATATACTGAAATGTCTTGGCCGGAATGAATGGTCTAGTTCTTTGACATACGGGTTAGGTGGCGGACGGAATTCGGGTTTTGGGGCGGTGAATTTGGCTTATTGTCTTGGGGCTGATCCGATCTACCTGCTTGGTTTTGACATGAAGGGTGACGGCAAGGGGAATCAGGCTCATTTTCATTCGGGGCATCCTGATAAGCAAAAGCCGAAGGCATATCGGGAATTTATAGAATGTTTTCGTTGGGCGGCAAACAATGTGCCTGACTTGCGGGGGCGTGTAATCAATCTTACTCCCAATAGTGCTATGGATGTTTTCAAAAAGGATGTGTTTTCCAGTGTAAAGCGTATTACCCGTCCGATAGTGGTGTCGTATTATACCAAGGACGAACTGTATGAGTCCATGTATCGCAGGATGCACCAGTCGTTGCATAAATTTGGCCTTGAGCATGATATTGAGGCTATCGATAGCATGGGAGACTGGCAGGCGAATACGTATCACAAGGCAAAGTTTATCCGGCGCAAGCTTAATGAGCATGCGGGTAGGGATATTCTGTGGATGGACGTTGACGCTGAGGTTTGTCAGTATCCCGAACGGTTTGATAATTTTGACGGCGATTTCGCCGTGCATTACATTGAATGGGGCAGGTATGGCAGGGAGCCTCGCCGAGAGTTGAATTCTTCGGTCATGTATTTCAGGAACTCTTGGCAGTGCAGGGTCTTATTGGAAAAGTGGCTTACGCTGAATGAGCGGAACAAGGATTCGGGCGTCTGGGAACAGAAGAACTTGGCAGAAATCTTGGAGAAGAGCGTTGATTTGCGGAAGAGAGAGTTTCCTGCGCAGTATTGCCAGATATATGATTTGATGGCTGCGGCAGGGGAACCTGTAATTCGACTGTTTCAGGCGAGTCGGCAGTACAAGGCCAGGCAGAAGGCGGCGGCAGGATGAATCGAGATACGACGATAGTAATTGCCACGCGTAACAGGCTTGTCAAGTTGCTGAACACGCTGAAGACTATTCCTCTTGCCGATTGGATCTCGGTGTGTGTTGTGTGCGATGACGACGAAGAGACTTTTCAGTATTTGCGACAGTATAGGCCGGACGTTGAGGCTATCTTGACCGATTCGCATATAGGGTCGGTTGCTTGTCGCAACATGGCTATCAGCAAGATCGACACGCACGTATTGTATGCCACGGACGACCTGTTGTTTCGCCCACAGTGCATTGATAGGGCGATGGGTTCTATGCGGGAGTGGTTTCCAGATTATGATGGGGTGATCGGTATAAAGCAGGAGCCAGGCGGGTATCACCCGTCGGGTGTGGCGTTGGTAGGGCAGCCGTTCTTGCAGAGGTATCCGGAGCGACAGTTGTTTTGCCCCGATTATTGGCATTTTTCGGCGCATGAGGTAATGTGGCACGCGGAAGCGGTTGAGAGGTTCCACCTGGAGGAAGGCGCTACGTTCTGGCACTTACATCCGGCAAAGTTTAAGGAAGAGATGGACGAGACGCATAGAGAGGGACGGATACATAAAGACCGAGACATGGCGCTAATAGCCGAGAGGAAGAATAACAATCTTATATGGGGGTTACGATAATGGAGGGAAATACGGGTAATGGTAATGGCGATAAAACTATGGCCGACATGGTGAGAGATACGCTTCAGAAGGAGATTGAGCGGCGCAAAAATGTTTCGGTTTTTTCTACGTGGATGGGCGTACAGCTTACGCTGTTATCTATGCTTCCGATATTTGCGCTGTTTGTATGGGTTGGCGCGCGTATTGCCAGATTGGTATTTGGTGGATGAAAAAAGTATAGCACATAGTAATCGTGTTGCTGAATAATGAGCGGCCTGGCTATGCGCCATTAACTCCGCAGTGGGTGAAGGGCAGGCTTGACCTGTTTCACGATACGACGTTGAAGAGTCTGCTGAATCAATCTTTTCAGGACTTTCGTATTTGGGCTATATGCGGACAGAACAACTTGGATGTCACGAGGGGCTACGGTTGGCATGAGCGCGTAGAACCGATGTACGATAAGGGCGAGGCAGCCCTGGCGGGGATCGACACAGAGTATGTGGCAGTAACTCGCATTGATAGCGATGATCTGATGCACAGGGACGGGATGGGGGAGGTACACGACAGGCTTGATTTCGCAAACCCAGGGCGCGTGTTGGTATTCAGGGATAATCTTGCATGGAATAGATTGAACGGATATATCGGATATTATTACAGGACTTCCCCGCCGTTTTTCACTCAACTGTATCCTAAGAAGCAACATCGGGATTGGGTCGCTTTTATGTCCCGCATGGCAAATCTGGGGGAAGAAATTCAGACGCCATTGTATTGGGAAAGCATAAGATTTGCAGGGTGCGGCATGGGGAAAACTTTGGGTTTGGTAAACGCAACAAGAAAGAGCCGATCATGCCCGAAGAGTGGAAGCAAAAGCGATTGGAGGCGGGGGATATAATAACCTGTGATCCTGTTGAGATGCGAAAAATCTTAAGTGACTTCGGACTGGATGCGTATGGAAATGAAGCAAAAGATTAGTCTGTTCGTCCCCGTGTGGCAACGTTATGATACTATCTGTGCGATATTGCGCGCGTGGGAACCCCAGGTTAACGAGATGGTTCTTTGGAATAACGGGGATCAAGCGAAGATTAAGGATTTGCCGAAGACCGCAACGGTTATAAACGCGGGACGCAATTATGGCGGGCAGGTAAAGTTTATGGCGGCTAATCTATTGCAACATCCGTTGGTATTGATTGCCGATGACGACATCAAGCCGAGGTTGGGCTTGGTGGAAGATCTGCGGAAGCATATTGGCGACAACGATGATACCGTGGTCAGTATATTCGGGCGCAATTTGTCTCCGGAGGGTTATCGTGGGCATCTGGTAAAGGGGAGCAAGATTGAAGAGCCAACGCAGGTTGATTTCATTGGGCGGCTTTACATGGGGCATCGCAGTAACTTTCTTGTTGATATGAACGGGTTGGTTGACACGCGGCTGGACGATCTTTATTGGACGCTCGCGTTGCGCAGGGCTAAGCCGCAAGTCCGCTTGATGGTTGCCCCGACGGATAAGTGGTCTAATTCGGAGAACGAGCGGATCAGGGATTCTATATCGCGCATGGACGGATATTGGGATACCCGCAATGAATTTGTGCAGGACAACTATTCCGAGATGGTGAGGTTGTCGTGAGTAGGTTGGATGAGGTAAAATGGTTTCCTAATATCTGCTGGTGGGATTTCCCTGATGGTACATTGGTAAAAGATGTTCCGATATACTCTCCCGATTTTGGTAACACATGGAAATACGCCGAAAGGCTTTTGGGACGCAAGAGCCGAAGTTTTTTAGAAAAGGTTGACCGTACGGCCCAACATTTTGATTCGAGTTTATTTCATCCTCTATATTATTGCAAAATGTGCCGCCAATTAGAGGACGGGACACATCGTTTGGTGGTTGCAGAGCGACTTGGTTTGAACGTGGTCGATGTGGAAGTTGGTAGGGTGTGTTGGAAGAATGTTTACGCGGATCAATCATTGAGGCAAAGTAATTATGTGCAATTTCTCCAGAAATACTTGAAAGACGGAGATTCTAATTATTCTAAGTGGTTGATCGCCTGTGAAGATAAGAAGTGGAACCATATTAGTGGGGTACTATCTTTCAGAGGCAAGAAGGTGTTGGATGTCGGCTGCAATGTTGGTTATTCTTGTTTGCAGGCGTGGAGCAGGGGGGCATTATTTATTCTTGGTATAGATAGAGACAAGGCGGCTCTTTCTATCGCCATGCAGTCTATGGAGAATTTGTGTTTTAATCGACGGCGACAATTTTTGCACTCTGATTGGCTTAATGCTCCCGTTGAGGCAACCTACGGTAAGGGGTTTTTTGATGTAGTTTCGTGTTTGGGGATGATGCACTATTTCCCAGAAGGAGAATATGCCCTGGCCCTAAGTAAATTGTGTGATATGGGAAATGATCATTTAATCCTTGAATTACGATTTTTCTCACATGGTGAGCCTGATCTGAGGGTTGCTGGAAAGCAGGTGTTACCCACCAGGGCGTGGCTTGATCGGGAATTGGAACAAAATGGTTGGCGAGTATGGAAATACGAGGATGTGGCGCATAATAGCAAGGTCGGGGAACGCGGGATATTTTTTGTGGAGAAATCTTGATGGACGCAGAACAATATGCTGTTAGTCATTGGCTAAGAAAGAAAACTTATACGCATTTGACTAACAAAAAACATACCACAAGGTTTACTGAGTGCGTCAAGCATGTGGTAGGCAAGAGGTTTCTCGATGTGGGATGTGCTTGTGGGCATTCTACGCAGATTATGGCAGGGCTTAAGACGGGCGACTGGACTGGCCTGGATTTCTCTGAGAGTATGATCGATGCTGCCCGTGAGTTTTTCCCTGATAGCCGATGGCTGTATTGTCCCGACATGGATATGCCCCTAACTTGCATCGCCTTTGATTCCGTGGTGTGTTCAGAGGTTATCGAGCATGTGCCCGAAGATGAAAAGTTTGTGGCGTACCTGTGGGGGTTGGCAAAGAAGGTACTGGTATTAACCACGCCCAACAAGCGAGTTAGAGACCCTGGGCATCTTCGGGGTTACACGCGGGAAATGATAGACGAATTATTGGCGCCTTTCGATTGCGACAAGAACATCTACAGTAAGGGACAGTTTTGGTATATTGTACTGACTAAAAAATAAGCAGGAGGGAACGAAAATGAATGAAGAGCAAGCGTTAAATTTATTGGATCAGGCAGTAGCAAAATTGGCTGCTGGAAGAGAAGCGCACGTGCAATTACTGCAAGCGGTGGCGGTGTTGAGGACGATGATCGGGAATAAGCGTACCAAGGGTATAAATGTTACTCCCGAGGGAATCCAGGTTAAACCTGGTGAGCAGGCGGAATGATCGGATCGTATTTAGATAAAGACGCTGTGGTGATCGTTGATAACGTGAGGGATGTGCATCAGGAGATTTCGAGCACTGTCCTGACCTCGGTCGATGCGTTTATAACGAGAAAGACTCGTATGGTGCGTAACCAGAACGGGGAGACGGTTGTATCGTCGTCACAGGTATTGATGAGGGATCGCACGTTGCCCTACACGAATTTCCTTCGTTTTGACGACAAGGATCATACCATCATTGCCATTAACGAGATGCGCGATTTTGGTGTTCAGGCGATTGAGGTATTTCTGCAATAATGGCACGTAGATCATGGCCCAAGAGGGGCAGGACATTAAAGATTGGCGACGCTGATTTCCGTAACGGATTTCAGCATCTTGTCCGAGAGCACCTTGGAAAGAGCCTGGTGGACGGTTGCTTTAACGGAGCGTCGGTCATTATAGAGAAGACGTTGACCGAGCCTCCGACCGTGCCAAAGGACTTGGGGACATTGCGTGCCAGCGGGTCGATTATTATCAATAACGAGTTGATGGGCACGACAGCGACACACATGGCATCGACCGCCCCGATATCCGTTCAGCACGGTGAATGGACTTCAGCGGACAGAGACCCTCCCAGTCCTGCGACCGAGCATGATTCGGTTATCAAGGACGACGAGATAGTTACGGTCATGGGTTATAATCGTCCTTGGGCCGCGTGGTTGCATGAAAACCCGATGCTCAGATTTACTACCATGGGATCGGGCGCGAAGTTTCTTGAGGCGCATTTATCGCAGGCTAACGCGAAGGTTATCGGTGCTCCCACGGGAAGGTTGCTGTCCGGTAGTTTTAGTTTCAGGGAGCAGTTGTATCGTGCAGCGAAGTTTCTTGGCGATGTAAACGCTGTTCTCAGGGGTAAGATTGGCCAGCGTGTAGGTCGTCGGATCGCCGGCAAGATCGTAGCTCGGCGCCTGGCAATATTTCCCCGTTTGGGAATAACGGAAGCGGCTGGTATAGGAGCGTTTTCTAGCGCGGCGATACAGGGGAAGGTGAGGATCAACCCGATGACCAAGGGCAAGTTCACGGTGCGCGGGGGGCTGTTGACTACGGCAAGGCTTATGGCCGATGCGAACGCTATCGCTCGGGGTAAGATCGGAGAGCGGGCTGCTCGTCGTGGTGCTGGTAAGATGGCCTCGCGTGGCACGGGAAAGTTTTTCTGATGTTAAAAGAATTTGCAAATTATATTGCGGATCAGGCATCGCTCGTAATCGGCACATCGTTATACGAGGGGTACTGGCCGACCGATTCGACGGATGCGTCGTCTCTGGTAAGGGAGACCGGCGGCGCTGAAAAGCCGTGGAGTTCCACCAGGGATACCAGGTCGTTTCAGGTATTATCCCGTGGTACGACTTATTTCGGGGCGAGGGATCAGGCTCACGTGATATATGATAGCCTGAAGGTATGGGGCAGGATCGTTTTAGACGTTGTGGACGCAGGGGGGACTTTCACTATCGAGAGCATGTCTGCTTTGGCTCCGCCTCAGTATGTGGGGCAGGATGATAACGGCAGGTTTATTTTCTCGTTCAATTATCTCATTCACATGAATGAGACGTAATGCACAATACATTTGGGGGGAGAAAGATGCAGGCAATAGGTAATGGCTGGGTATATTTCCGATATTGGCCCCGCGCAGGTGCTGTTTGATGAAACTGACGTAGGGTTCACACATGCCGTCACGGTTAATTTTACAGAAGAGACGGCAGACCACATGACGGCGCAACACGGGTCGTCTGCGAAAGATAAGATTTACACGGGTGAGACGGTTACGGTCGAGGTTAATCTGACTGAGCCGACAAAGACACAGTTGGCAGCGTTGATTCCTAATTCAACCACTGACGGCAATGAGGTGATGATCGGCAGCGGTGTTGGGACATCAATGCGGGCGAACGCGGCTCACCTGGTGATCAAACCGTATGAGGATGGTGCGGCTTCCGAAACTGCAGCCGATTGGTACACGTTTTTTGTCGCGGCTCCGGTTCCTGAGTTTTCCTTTCCGTTCGATGCTGATACGGACAGAGAGTACAAGGTAACGTTTCATTGCTTTAAGGCCACAGAGGTTGCTTCTGGCGAGTCTTATGCAGTGGGCGATATTTACGCTATTGGTTATGGTGAGACAGCGTAAGGTAAATTTTTAATTTGCAGGGAGGGCTATGGTGGCCAGAAAGTTTAATGCAGATAAGGAAGTTCCAGAAAGTTTAGCAGAGCCTCTTGAGATTACTGTTAACGGGAAAATGTATGTCGTGAAGACGTTCTCGGTAAGGCAGGCTGCGTCAATGGCGCAGTTTCATCGTGATCTTGCTAAGGCCGAGCGGGTGGCGCGGGCCGAGATTGAAGCGTTGGGGCAAGACCCCGACGTGGAACTTGAGAAGATGCGGGCTGAATACAAGAAATCTCAACTGGAGGCTGGTGTGGCTGAGGCCGACATCAATGTCTCCGGGGTTCTGCTGGCCGATCCGCCTATGGATGGGATGGCTAAGTATGTTGCAGCCATCCTGGGTGAGCCGGACGAGAATATCTTCTTGGACATGAGTTTCGTTAAGTTGCAGCGTATAGCGGAATTCGTGTGGCAGCATCTGCAAGATTTTGCGACTCTTAACAGGGGTGTGGACGAAGTAAAAAACTGATAAGCCAGGGTCAGCCAATAGTGCATATTGCGGAGGCTTTTCCTGGCTTATTCACCTACTCTGAACTTGTCCACATGGACATAAGGGACAGGGCGTTTTGGCTTAATCGGGCGTCTATAGTTTTTGTGCGACGAGAGTTATTAGCGAAGGAAGCGTGCTTGTTGCCAAACACTAAAACTGATGTCATCCAGAAGGATATGAATAAATTACAGGGTGAGTTGCGGCGTCTTCAGGTTGGCAACAAGCAGTATTATAGAGAAAATCGCGAGAAATTAGCAAAAAGGGCTAGGTAAGAGATATGGCTGGTTATTTTGCCGGTTCGATATATGCGGAATTGCGCTTAAACAGCAAGGATTTCATCCAGGGCGCCAATAAAGCGATGGCGTGGAGCAATAAACTCGCCAATAGTTTTATGACGTTGGGCGCCATTGCTGTTGGTATAGGCGCGGCTATGACTGGTGTTGTCGCTGG